TACCTGACGAAGATTATCAGTATGGCAGATTCGATTATAAGGAACAAGAACCTAAAATTGCACTGCATTACGCTGTTCTTTCTAAACTGCCGGGTACTCAAAACCTTCTTGAAAAACACGCTAAAAATCCTGACATTGATTCATATGGCCTTATATCCCATGAAATTGAACGAGACATATGTAAAACGGTCTATCTCGCAATGCTCTATGGCGCAGGAGGCGTGAAAATCTGCGAACAGCTTAAGCTCCCTACGGCATACCGGGAAGATCGCAGGGGCAGCCTCTATGAGTGTGCTGGACCGGAAGCACAGGGCATTATAGATAATTTCGAGCGTGGTGCGCCATACATTATTGAACTCATTAAAAAAGTCACTAGATCCGCAAGGTCAAAAGGTTATGTGAAAACCATTCTTGGCCGCAGATGCAGGTTCCCAGATTTAGATTGGGTCTACAAAGCTACTAATCGCCTTATCCAAGGATCGGCAGCAGACCAGATGAAGAAAGCGCTTATTGATTTACATGCCGCAGGTTACACACCCCATCTGCAAGTGCATGATGAAGTAGGCATATCCATCAACAATGACAAACAAGCTGTAGAAATAAAGAATATCATGGAACAGTCCGTGGAACTAAAAATACCTGCCTTAGTGGACTACACACTTGGGGCAAACTGGGGCGAATGCAAATGATCTCTCCTGATTACTATAAACACGGCGGCATCGAGCCGATAGAATACATCAAAGCACAAGGATGGTTTCCTGCTCTCGCGTGTGGCAATATAGTTAAATATCTTACTCGGTATCCTTATAAAAACGGCATTGAAGATTTAGAAAAGGCAAAGACATATCTGGATTGGTTAATTGAATATGAACGAAAAATGGAAAACAATAACTAAGTTTCCTGATTACGATGTCAGTGATCAGGGGCGAATACGATCTTGGCGAAAACCAGGTCGAAAACCTAACCAAAAACGAAAAAAACCTAAATTTTTAAAACCCTGGTTGGACAAAGATGGTTATTGCCAAGTAACACTATGCAAAAATAAAAATCAAACATCAAAGAAAGTTCATCGCTTAGTCTTAGAAACATTCGTCAAATCTTGTCCAAAAGGATATTGGACTTGCCACAACAATGGCATAAAAACAGACAACCGCCTTATAAATCTCCGTTGGGATACTCCAAAAAATAATCATGCAGATAAAATTAAACATGGCACTACAAATCGTGGTTCACAGCACGGTCTCAGTAAACTTACAGAAAAACAAGTCCTAAAAATTAAAAAAGATCCTAGAGTACAACGTTTAATTGCAGCAGATTACAATGTCATTCGACAAACAATATCACTTATTAAAACTCAAAAAACCTGGACATGGTTAAAATGAAAAAACAATTATGGATCTACCTAGCAAGCCCTTATAGCCACAAAGATAAACAAATAGAACATGATAGATGGTCTAGGGCAAGTGCCATATGTGCTCAGATATTTGCCACAGGAAAGTTTTATCCATATAGTCCCATAGCCCATTCATTCTGTTTAGTACAAGAGGGAAAGAAACACTTCGACCTAGATTTAAGCGGAAGTTTTGAAATCTGGGAAGCATATGACCACGCATTTATGACAAAGTGTGACGAATTATGGATACTCCAAATAGAGGGATGGAAAGAATCCAAGGGTATTAAAGCTGAAATACTTATGGCAAACAAATTAGGGCTACCCATTTATTACGTACCGGATAAAAGTTTTAAATGGGTATACAAACACACAGTAGGTACAGAAAAAAGACATGAATGAATCAGGCTTCTGGCGGAAAATACGCAACGGAATCAAAAATCCCCCCGATACACACTTAGTCCGTATAGAAAATGCAATCTACAGCGGCACCCCTGACCTAAGCTATTGCATAAACGGTGTAGAAGGATTCATAGAACTCAAATATCTTGAGGCATGGCCCAAAAGAGAATCGACTGTAGTCCGTATCCCGCATTTTAGGGGAGAACAGCGTATATGGCTGCACGATAGACACATCGCAGGGGGCAGATGCTACCTGTGTCTGGGCATAGCAAAATCAACCTTTATCTTTGATGGCTTACAAGCCGCTATGTTCCTCGGAAAAGATTGGAACAAAGCAGACATTTACAGTCATTCTCTGCTTTGGTGGGACGGCAAGGTGGCTTGGAAGAATTTTAAAAATAGGATTACAAAATAATGTCCGGCACAGGCGAATGGGCAACCCCACAAAACTTCTTCGACGCAGCAAGCAAACAACTTGGGCCATTCCACATAGATCTTGCCGCCAAAGCGCATAATACTAAATGTGTGGACTATATTAGTCCCGAACGAGATTCTTTGGCACAAGATGTGGTATGGGTGGACAAATGCCATACAACATGTTGGTTAAATCCCCCATTTAGTAACATAAAAGACTGGATCAAAAAAGCATATGAACAAACGCAATTAAACCGCCATGCTAAAATAGTCGTACTTTGTAGAATTGCACCATCTACAAAATGGTGGATGAATTATGTTCCTAGAGCAGGCGAAGTACTATTAATAGGCGGTAAGCGAGTGCAGTTTGAACCTCCCCCAAACACAGAATCATCAGGTAATCCACAAGAATGCTGTCTTGTGGTATTTACACACAACGATTATGTTGGGTACGACAATCCTGAAATCTACATTTGGGACTGGACCGAAGAGTAATGCAACGCCATATATCCCCAACCCCGGGTGAACGTTTACTTATATGGCGGCGTCGCAACGGCACCTCAATTCCAGAAGCATGTACTATATTTGAAACCTCTAAAACCATCATCAAAAAATGGGAGCAAGGAGAACGCCACGACGTGCCATACGTTGAACTATATATGCTCCAGGCTTGGGAGCGCTGCTTCCTAGTCAGATACCGCAACAGAATATCGTTAGTGACAATGGCGATCACAATGGGTGTACACAGAGATACCATTACACACTGGGAGCACGGAAGAAAGGATTGGACAAAATTAGCGAATTACTTCCAATCAATTGGTTGGAAAATAGATAATAAATATTATGTCTGAAAAATGGAAAACAATAAAAGACTATTCTGATTATGAAGTCAGTGATCAAGGGCAAATTAGATCTTGGAAAAGAAAAAAACTTAGAATTTTAAGGCCTTGTTTAGACACATATAAATACTTAACAATATCTCTATACAAAAACGGAACTCAAAACAATACATATGTTCATAGTTTAGTTTTAGAAACCTTTATTAGTTCTCGTCCTAAAAAGATGGAGGCTTGCCACAACGATGGAAATAAATCAAACAATTATCTCAACAATTTAAGATGGGATTCTCATGAAAATAATCAAGCAGATACAATAAAACACGGTACTTCAACTCGTGGCACTAAATCTCCTAATTGCAAACTTACTAAAAAACAAGTGTTGGAAATCCGAAAAGATTCTAGAATACTTCGTTTAATTAGGGCTGATTATAAAGTATGTAATAAAACAATATATAACATTAAAACTCAACGGAAATGGTCTTGGCTTAAAAACTAATATGGAAATAAAAACAATCCCCGAATTCCTCCAAACCTTTCGCCCCAAAGGTCTTTGGTCTATTACGGTTATCCATCCCAATGATAAAAATATCATCACTCGAACTTTCGACAACTCTCAAATGGACAACCTCTTAAAGTTTGTCGAGTATCATAATGGCGAAGGATACAACATCTATTTCAATGTAAACCGCGCCTACAAAAGAGAGGACAAAAAATATAAAAAATCTGATGTGGCATTTGTCGATTACTTTCATGTCGATGTAGATCTTCAAGGAGGTGGGGCACCCTTTAGCGAACAACGTAAAGAAATACTGGAACTTCTTGAAAATTATAAGCCCAAACCTTCAATCATAATAGATTCTGGTGGCGGATTCCAGGGATTTTGGAAGCTCGCTACATCAATAGAAGTGTCCCATGATGAACAACATTCTAATGTTGCTGATATTGAAGCCTACAACAATCAAATTAGAACTATCTTGGGGGCAGATGCAACTCAAAACATAGATCGTATAATGAGGCTTCCTTTCACTAGCAACTTTCCCAACGAAAAAAAACGCGATATGGGTAGAACAAAATCCCAAGCGAGTTTGGTATATTTTAACGATACTACATACAGTCTAAACGACTTCGCTAAAAGCGCTATCGTCTCGGCCAACACATCTGAAAAAATCACCGTTAATTTTGGCAATCTACAAGACACTAATTTGGACGATCTTGGCATCCCAAAAGATACGCGCCTTTTAATTTTACATGGGAACCCAGGTAAAAGATCGCAAGCAGTTATGTCAGTTACACGGCGGCTCCTAGAGGTTTTGCCAAAGGACACATGTTACGACACAATAGCGAGTATACTCCTCAATAAAGAATATAGAATATCCGATCATGTTCTCGAACAAACGCACCCTGAAAATTACGTCAAACGTCAAATAGATCGCGCTCAAGACTACATATACCATGAAGAAATGGGTAAAATGAATGAACGGCATTCAGTAGTCAGCTATCATGGTAAAACAATGGTGTTTGAAGAGGTTGACGACACATTGTTCACAGGACATAATCGCACAATTATTGAAAAAAAAACCTTTCAAGCGTTTAAAGAATTCCATAGCCATGTTCTAATTAATACTGGCGAAAGAGGCAAAAAGGGTGAAGATGAAATGAGGCCTCTTGCCGAATGGTGGCTAAAAAACCGCCATAGGCGTACATACAACGGCGTTATTTTTTTACCCAATAAAGAAGTACATGGGATGTTTAATTTATGGCGTGGGTTCAATTATAAACCCAAACAGGGCAATTGCGATATTTATTATGAGCACATTTCACAAAACATCTGTAAGGGTGACGACCAATTATACACTTGGGTAAAAAAATGGATGGCACGATGCATTCAAAAGCCCGATACGGTTGGCCAAGTGGCTCTGGTTTTACGCGGCAAACTTGGCGTAGGTAAAGGAGTATTTGCACATACGTTTGGAGCATTATTCGGACAACATTATTTCTCTACCTCGCAAAGCAGTCATTTAACGGGAAAATTTAACGCTCATTTAAGGGACTGCATATTATGTTTTGCCGATGAGGCTTTCTTTGCAGGAGACAAACAGGGAGAAGCCGTTCTTAAAACTCTCATAACAGAACCTACCCTGGCCATTGAAATAAAAGGCGTAGATATCGGTCCCCCCTCACGTAATTTTATTCACCTCATAGTAGGTTCCAATCAAGAGTGGACAATCCCAGCGGGAGCGGACGAACGTAGATTCTTAGTATTAGACGTAAGTCCAGAACATATACAAGATACCAAATATTTTGCCGCCTTAGAACACCAAATGAAATCAGGTGGATATGAAGCATTATTATACGATTTATTAAGAATCGATCTAACAAATTTTGAACATGAATTACGAAAACCGCCTAAGACCAAGGCCCTATATGGACAACAGCTTCTTACCATGCACGACGATAGAAAATGGTGGATGGAAAAATTATTACAGGGACAAATATGCTCCGCTCAACTCCATTGGAACGACTCGGTACAACAGGATCTAATGTATGAGGACTACATTACATTCGCTAAAAATAAAGGCATTCGATATAAATCTTCTATTGGGGATTTAAATAATATGTTCCGGCAAGTTTTACCCACTAAATCTACTCCAATAATAAGATCTCAACAAATCCCCGACTCTAGTAAAGGGGGCAGGTGGAACATAGAAGAATGCACCATTAAAGTATATTTCTTAGATTTTCCAGCTTTGGAGGATTGTAGAGTATCTTTTGAAAAGTCGCAAGGAGTAGAGATTGATTGGCCAAGTTTAAGCGACATGGACAGAGTTGAAGAAATCCACCACTTTTAAAAATCCTTTACTTTAAGTTTAGCAATAATTCTCTCGCCCTTACGGTTAAATAACTGCC